TCATGCTGTCGTACAGGAAGCGCTTGGTGCCGTTCAGGTCGCGCTGCACCTGCGCCAGCAAGTACTTGCCCGTCATGCGCTGCAGAATTTGGCCGCCGACGGAAAATGTTATTTCCTTGATCATTTGCGTGCCGAGGTTTTCAATCCAGCGGAACTCGTAGGGGTGCCACACGTCGCCGCACGCAATGGGCGGGTAAATCGGGCTCCAAATGGTGGGCAGCGTCACCACGAGGTAGGTGTCCATGAGCAGCTCCGCATAGCGGGGGACCGTGAACGTGAATCGCGACTCCTCGCTCATGCGCAACGTGCGCTGCCCGGTGAAATCAATTCTAAATTTTTGCAAGCCAAAATTGGTGTACTTGGCATACGTGGTCTTGAAAAATGATTTTTTGGGGTTGGAATTAAGAATTACGTTTTGATTGCCGTAGGACACAATGTTTAGTAAACCACCCGTCATTTGTATTTATGAGTTTCCGCGTCTTATTAATATATTAATATATTGTTGTTATTATTTTTTATACTGATAATGTAATATCCGGTATATATATTTATATTTGTATTTGTGTCCAATCTACAATTCATAAATATGAATGTTCCATATCAAAATAGTCCATATCAAAGACAATTTAATTCACATGAACTTGCATCCCGATTTGCCAAGGTTTCAGCCCAAGTTAAAGGTGCACTGTCATTCGGCGGCAGCATTTCGCCCGCGGGCCTGTTTTTTCTGCTGGTTATAGTTGCCATCCTGTGCTATTTGTTTGTCACACAATACACGTTGCAACAAACCGAAACGGGTTCAGTGAACACGATTGAAACCGCTCGTCAGTTGCAATCAATAAAGGAGGCAAACCGCGAGCAGCCTTTGCGTAACTTTTACATTAAAACCGCATTGAATTGCTGCTGTTTAGGCGAATGGAAAAACAATTATGTGGATCTGACGGCGCTGGAATACGCCATCAAGCAGGGTTACCGCTGCCTGGATTTTGAAATTTACAGTCTAAATGATGTTCCAATTGTGTCGGCGTCCACAAAGATGCAAGATTTTCATCACACGGAAACATTCAACCATTTGACTTTTTCGGAAGTGTGCACCCGGATAAACGAACTCGCGTTCACGCAGGCTCCAAACAAGGATGATCCATTGTTCATCAATTTGCGAATCAAGAGCAAGAACAAAGAAGCGAATTTTGTAAAACGGATAATTGACTGCATCAAGATGTTCGGCAGCCGGCTGCTTGGACCCGAATACAACTACGAATTTGGGGGTCACAATTTAGGAAAGGTCCCAATTAAAAATTTCATGGGAAAAGCGATTATCATGGTGGACATTTCAAATTCCATTGTGGTGAAAAACAACTGCCCCAGCACCAGCAAAGATTCTGATTCGTGTTTGCATCAATACGTCAACATTGGAAACGGGTCCCCGTTTTTGCACGATCTTAAATACGAAATGAACGTAAAAAATGCGCCAAATATGAACGAACTGATTGAACACAACAAAAAAAACATGAGCATCGTGTTTCCCGATCCGCCATACACCGTCAACCTCAATTTCAATGTGGCGAAAGCGTTTGGTTGTCAGTTCATTGGAATGATGCCGTTATTGAAAGACGCCAATCTGAAACTGTATAATACCGTGTTCAACAAGGACGGCAGCGCATTTGCATTGAAACCGTCTGAGCTGTGTTATCAGCCGGTTGTTATTGAAACGCCGAAATCTCAAAATCCAGCCCTGTCGTTTGCCACCCGACAGTTCATAACCCCCTATGCGAAATTTAAAGTGTAGATGGATGTATGGATTTTATGATGCATGGATGGTATGATGCATAGATGGTATGATGCATAGATGGTATGATTATATTATTAAAATTAAAATTAATAACATAAACTATTTTTGTTGTATTTTGTATTTTATATTTGTGTTAAATGCTAATAACATAGCAAACAACTTACATAACTGACCGGGCCTTGGTGGCGGCGGCGGAGGCGGCGGCGGCGGCAGCCTTGGCACGGTGGGCAGCAGCGGAAACAGCCTTGGCAGCACTCCTGGAGGCACCCTTGGATGCAGCCTTGGAGGCGGCCTTGGAGGCAGAAACGGCAGCATGGGCGGCCTTGGAGGCAGCATTGGAAGCAGTCTTGGCGGCGCTAGCGGCCCTTCGCATGGTGCGAGAAGCAGCGCGAGAGCGAGAGCGTGCAGCAGAGCGGGAAGCAAAGCGGGAAGCAGAGCGGGAACGATGGTTGGCCATTGTGATGATTTGGTTTATGTAATAGTAAAACAAAAAAAAATTTTTAAAATGATAAAAATGATTACCAAATTGTATCGGTAGAATGCCAATACATTTTATCGCCTTTTTGAATATTGTAAATGCTCCTAAACAATTCCAAACGAGACAGCGGACAATTCACTCTGTATTTGTCCATTGGATGGGGGTTCACTTTCAGTTGTGCCTGAATGGCCTTATCAATGATCTTTTGGCGCCCTTGATATGCAATATAAACGAAAAACGATTCAAAAGATGCAGATTTAATTGGCACGATGTCGTCATTGTTCTGTTGAAAGTCTCTCAGGTATTCCATGCAAATGGCCAGGCCCGAAATGTCTGCTAAATTTTCGCCGGTGCTCAATGTTCCATCCATTTTAATTCCATCATACAGTGCAAAGGTTTCATACTGCTTAACCACGTCCTTCACTTTTTCGTTGAACTTGCGCCGGTCTTCCTTCGTCCACCAATTGTTCAGATTTCCATGGTGGTCGTATTTGCTTCCGTTGTCGTCCAAACAATGCGACATTTCGTGACCCAGCGTGTATCCAATGTGCGCTAAATTGTATTCTATTCCGCGCTCATCCAAATCAATGAACGGCTTTTGCAAATATGCTAAAGGCACGTAAATCGTGTTTTCAACCGGGGTGTAATATGCGTTCACCATGTAGGCTTGCGAACCCACCAGCTTGAACTGCTCCCAGTCAATCACCGGAATGTCGCCACGGTGCGATGTGCCGTCAATGGCTATCATTTTCTTTGTGCGCCACCAAGCAATCTTCTTAATGTTCTGATAAGCGCCCCGGCTCGTGTAGTTCAAAATCGGGTCTTCCCTCAGCGAAATCGGATTGCCCACCACCAGCTTAATGTGTTCCAGCTTGAGCAGCGCATATTTCTTCGTTTTCGGCGACAGCCACGTGTTGCGCTTAATGATTCGCTTGAACACGGTGAGCAGATCGGTGGCTAGGTTGGTGACATACTGCGTGTGCTCCGGTCGCTCGTTGCGTCGGATGTACTCGTTCGTTAAAAACGTGTTGAACCCCAGTGACAGGCCAAATATCGGGTAAATTTCATCGGGCCAAGGGACCGACTGCCCGCTGATGAATCTGCCGTGAAATTCCCAGTAGATCACTCGCCATTTTTTGTGGAAACGCATGATTTGACGGAAAATGATGTACAGGAAATAGGTTCTCCATTTGGGGGTTTTCCAGGCGCCATCCTTGGTCAAAATGCGCATGATGCACTTCAAATAACTGAGGTTGGTGCATATGAACGTGCCGGGAACCGTGTCGTAGCCAATTTCAGTGACGAATTTGGCCCAGTCAAAGCCGTATTTTTTCAACGCGTCGTCCTTGGTGACCACATTGTAATAGTCCTCGCTGTCGTTTTTTACCGACTCGCACCCCATTGCGGTTAACAGTTCGTATTCCACGTCCCACACGTCGGACGCTTTTATGCCGTGCCCTTTTCCGAGGCACGCGTCAAACATTTCATTGATGAAGTCTAAATATTTTGACTTGAACACGCGCTTGTAGTGCTTGGTTGGCGCGTCCGCGGTTTCATCTTCAATGTACAGCGTGTAGTCGTAGATGGTTAATTGCGGGGGCGAAATCGTGCTTTTGTAAACGGATGAGTGTTTTTGATCCTTGCTGACCGCCCATGAAATTGGACATCCCCAGGACAACACCTCGTTTTGATTGATTTGGGCTAAAATCCAATACAATGCATCATTGGCAATTGCTTTGTCTATGGCATTTTTGGTGAACAGCACCTGTTTTTCCGCTTCTTCATTGTCCAAGTGCAGCATGGAGTCGTATAAATTTTTTATTGCCCGGGATTTTTCAGTGTCGTTTGTTTTTATGTATTCCTTCACAATGTCCATCAATTCATAATAGACCTTTTCTTGCGTTATTCTAAAATTATCCATTTGCACGTAGAATTTTTTAGTTGTTTCAAGCTCTTTTGTTTTTTTGGCTATCCATTGATAATTAATGTAGGTGTAGTAGTCGTTTCGGGGGGTGATTTTTGAAGGCGCAAACGGTGTTTTGAACAATTTAATCAGTGCCCGTTCAACGTTCGCATTCTCCGTTTTTAAACTGTGCTTGAATGTTTTTTCAAACACGTTTTCAAAACTCTCAAACACGCGCGTGTTATTTTTACAAAGCAACCGCAGCTCGGGTTTGGATAACTTGCATTTTTTTGTAACCTTAACCTTAGTACCATTGTGTGCCGTTCGGACGCGTTTCCTTGTGTGAATGGGCATTTATCATTTATTACTATTATTACAATATAATGAATGAATATTTTTAATTTGAATTGTTGATTTTATTGAGGTTGTTCTTGAGATTCTTGAGCTGGAGGGGGTTCTTGCTGCTGCTGCTGCTGTTGCTGCTGCTGCTGCTGCTGTTTGCGTCGTTCATTTTGAAGGTTGTATTGGCGAGCCCCAAAGTCCATAAATTTGCGAATCTCTCCGTATTTCATTTGATTTTTGGTTTTGGGATCAGGTTCCGACCTGGGTTTTACTCCTAGATATTCGGACACCACTTTTACGGGATCCTTCAATTCACACAATTGTTTGAACGCGGTCTCTTCGTCATACTCCGTTTGGCGCATGATGAATGCCATTGCTTGAGACACGTATTCTTTGTGAACGGCTTCTTTCAGTTCATCCCCTTGCAAATGTTGAAGATGCTGTAAATGCGGCGGAAGCCGTATCTGCGGGTCGGTCATTGTATCGTGCTTATGCGCTTATGTTATGTATTTATTGCATGTATTTAATTACTTTATGCATTAAA